CCTCGCGCTCGGCTGCGGCGACAAGGGCTGCAAATCTTCGCAGTGACCCGTTGTCTCCATCAAAGCCTACGAACCCAGCCTCCCTAGCCATGCGGGTAATTTCTTCTCGGGTCATGTCATCCCACTCCTTTTGCCATGCATCAGCCAAACATTTTTTCCAAGTAGTGTCCAAGTACGTCAGCCATTCTTCTCGTGTAAGTGGCTTGTTCATTTCTCATCCCTCCACGTACCATCCTTAAAGATGAACCGTGTAAACAGCAGGTTGCCGCCCAAGTCGTAGTGTGCTGCCATGCAAGGCAGGTCGTTGAGCGCAGGTGATCGGGACGGAAGGCCCACGCTACTTTTCTGCTGGTGCGGGAAGTAATACAGGGTTGTGTGTGCTTCCTTGGGTGTGTCTGGTGGTGTGGTGAAGTCGTACAGATCGCGTTTCATTCTTGCCCCCTTGCTCGGATGGCCTCAGCAATCTGTTCGTCCGTCCATGTTTCGCGCCAATGCCCGTCAAAATACTTCGCACACGCCTCGCGCTCGGCTGCGACTTTGTCCCGGACAATCCGGTGGTGGTCAGAGGCTTTGATGTAAAGCTCGCCCTCAAAGTGCTGGGCGGCGATGATGTCATTTGTATGTTTCATAGTAGCCCTCCTTGAGCATCACGGCATCTGGGTACTCGTCCTGAAACCATTTCCACATCTTTGCTCGCTCGTCCTTGGCCTTGGCCCAGCGGAACAGATATTCCCAGCTCGTTCTGTCGTCGTCGTTGTCGTAAAACCATTCTGCCCGTAGGCGGTGGGCGGTGATCTCAATGTTGAGTTCAAAGTAGTGCAGCAACGCTTGTAGCTTGTCTTTGTGTGTTCTCATTTTGCATACCCGTCCGTGATGATTTTGTTCTTGGCTTCCTCCAGCGCGCCGATCAGCATGAGCCGGTCTGGTACTGTCGATGTCTTGATCTTGAACTGACCTCTGTCTTTCCAGAAGCACATCACGATCACGCTGTCAGGCTGCTCGTCAGCAGCTTCCATCAGCACTGCCTTGGCCTGCACCTTGTGGTGGTCAGGGATGGTCAGGGTTTTGAGTTTGCTCATGGCGCGTTCTTCTCCTTTAGTTTGGCTTCGATATCGCGGGCAAAGTCTTTGTAGTCTTTCAAATCAAATTCATTACCGCAGTACGGTACAAGCCAATCAAATTCTTCATCCGTCAGCCCAACCCACTGGCGCTGTGCTGCGGGTGGGGTGGCTTTGATCTTTTGCAGCAGCGTCACACGCTCCATGTCCCAGTTCTTTTGCTTCTCGGCCATCGTTCGGTTTGCAATGTTGTCGCAGCGTCGGGCGTGGTCAAGCTGCACCTCAATCATGCCGTCGATCAGTTCCTTCTCACGTTCAGTCCACGCCACCGGCTCCTGCTTCTCAGCCGCTGCGATAACGGTTCGGAGGGCGGTGCGGAGGGCGGTGATGGCTCTGTGTTGCCTGTTTAACTGTTCCTTGTCGCCGTAATCTTCAATTACAGGCAGGTTCCATTCCAGCGCCTCCAACGCCTGCTGCATCAATTCACGTTCAGCCATACATTACGCCCTTCCTTCAACATGATCGCTCGTGGGTAGTCGTGCTTAAACCGCTCCCATAGTTCTTCGCGCTCATCTTTAGCTACGCACCAATCAATTAGCCAATTCCATGAATGCTGCTGGCGGCCACGCGCAAAATCTTCTACCGCCCAAAGCATAAGAGTTGACATAGCAAGATTGGCTTTTTGGTAGTCGATCAGCAAAGCAAGCAGTTTGATGTCAGTCATTTCTTTTTCTCCTTCCTCTGTACGCTGCGTTTGTGCATCGGCATCACGGGCATCTCTGTGGCGTAGTTTTGCGGTACGCCACCATAACTTGCACCGTAAGATGCACTTGGTTCTATGCCAGCCTTGCGCTTTTCGTTAACGATGCGGCTTGACTGATATGCACTTCGTCTTGCTCTTTCCTGATCGCGCATATCAATCTGTGGCTTATAGTTTTCCAAGTCAAACGGGTTGTTCATGGATCTGATTTTGAGTTATTTCAAGTGCATCAATGATCTGTTTGGCCTCATCTTTCGTAACATGGACGCTCATGGAGCCATTGTGAGCATAGATAGATAGCAAAATTTTGTTTTGCAACAATGACACGAACACGTTTGATATTCCGTCTTTAATTTTGATCTGATTGGTCATGATTTCTCCAGTTTGTAGTACCATTTTGAACCCCTGCGCTGGCAGGAAATGCCGTAACCGTTTTGACGCAACTCCGAGATGATTGAGTTGACGGCGCAGACATTGGCTTGCTTGATGATGTCCAGAGTGGTGAACTCACCACCCTGGGACAACAGTTCGGCAACACGGGCAAGTCGGTCAGACTTTTCAATGTTGGCGTAGTTCATGACTAGAAGGGCACGTCAGAATCCATGTCATCGAACCCAGACTTCTTGCCCCGTGGAGCCTCGTCAGTCTTCTTGGGGTCATTGATGTAAGCCCAGCCGTCCCAGCCGCCCTCTTTGAGAGGAATGGTGTCCAGCTTGAGCATTGCGCCATTGCGTGTCTCGATGATCGAGCCGATCCGCAGATAGCGTTTCTTGACCTCTCCAGCGGCGTTCTTGTACTCGCCGACGATGGTGTTGATTTCTTTAAGGACTTTCGACATTCTTACTCTCCAATGATTTGTTTCAGGGATTGAACTTTCTCTTCTAACTCAGCCAGGAACTTGATCACTTCCTGCTCTGCAACTCCAATCCACTTGTCATCTCTCTTGACCCTGTGGATAAACAGTTGAGCTTTTGTGGGCATCCTGGGGTCATAGACCACATAATCACACCAGGGCCGGTCGGCACAGCGCATCTGCCACTGCATTTGGGCAAAGTACTTGCCCTCAACAGGATTCTTAGACAGCCAGCATTCCAAAGCCGTCTTAGACTCTGGGCACTTGATCTCGACCATGCCGTCTTCAACCAGACCATCAGGAGAGGCTCCAGACATCGCAATCGTTGGGTGATGGATAAACCCCACCTCCTCGACTAAAACGCCTCTATGGGCCTCGTATGCGGCTCTGGCGTTGGGTTCCTGATCAATGCCCCACTGAAGCGCTGCATTGGTGTAGCCCTCTACCTTCTGGCCTGTCATGCGCTCCAGCAGCAACTGCGTCATGTAGTTGGCGCGATGCTCCGAGTAGCCGGTCTTGGTCTTAGACATGACCTTGTGCAAACTGCTGGCCGTGACTTTACCCAAACGCTCGGCAAACCATTCGGGCGATCGCTGTTCAGTCATTTATCCCTCACTTTCAGCATGGCGTCTGCCATTGCGTAAGAGCGCTCAGCTGCCCACTGCAAAAATTCTTCCGTCTCATAAGCGTGATGTGACCATGCATCATCAAACTCGACCATCGTTTGCTGCATCGCCTTGGCCGCAAAGTAATCTCGCAGCGTCATGCCTTGCGGCTCGCTCTCAAATGTTTCGCCATCGGCGTTAACGTAGCTTTGAACGGGAAACGCTGGCCCTCCTGTGTCTTTAGTCATGGATTTCCACCTTTTGGTTTAGCATGGGCGAAATAGACATTCGCAGGTCAAACGACGCCATGTATGCCCTACCTCGGTCTTCCTTTGCGTCGTTCATCATCTGTACAAAATTAGGGTGCTTCAGGACTGCCTCTAGGTGCATGGCAAGCAGACGGTCAATCACTTCTTGGGCCTCAATCAGTGTTTTGAGCTTCATTTTGCTGCTCCTGCTGCGGCCTTCAGGGAGGCTTGGTGCTTGACCCAGAACCGAGACTTAGCCGGTGATGTTGGAATGGCCTTAAAAGCCTCCTGGAGCGCTTCTATGCCACTCAGAGAGGCATCCCTGAGCGACTCGATGTGTTGAGCCTCAAACGCCTCATCTTCATCTTCTGTAGGAGATTTCTCACCTTCTGGCAGGTCTTCTCCGGCATAGATGTACAGACCGAGGCCATGCAGACCCAATGCCTTGGTCATGCAGCGCATAATGGCTGTATTGACCGCGAAGGCATCCGGGTTTGGGATAGCTTTGTTCCGATGATCCATGACGGGTAGCTGGCAGGTCATTGGCTTGCCAAAGATCGTCACCGTGACCCATACCATAGCCGTCCCGCCTGGGAGCGTCATGAAGGGTTCTTCTGTGTACTGATCGCGCTTGAAGGTTTCCACCTTGAAGGTGGCTGCTGGATCAGCTTTGAGGGCTTCTTGCCAGGCCCAAGCCCAGGACAGGTAAGTCAGATTTGACTTCTTCTCTGTATGCTCATTGACGTTCGTCTTGAGCAGCTTCTCTACACTCATCATCTTCTCCTAAAAAGACCCCGACGGGATGTCAGGGCATGGGACTGGATTGTACAGTTCTCTAAACAATCCACAAGATCTTTTTATAGGGACTTACCCTATGTTTTGCGTTTCTCTTGGAGCTTCAGTTCTTTGGCAAGCACTTCATGGCCGAGCTTCGTCACCACGCTGCCAGAGTCAATCAGCTTGCGCCTCCTGAGTGACCAGTAGGTGTTCCAGCTTCCAGGCTTGTCGTTTTTCAGCTTGAACTTCCACCCAAGAGCAAAGTGCTTGAGCATGAAGATCTGATGATTTGAAAGGCTCATGGTCGATTCTTCTGGATGTAGCGCCATCCTCTCCAAGTGGTGACCTCGCACTCGTACTGCCAAACCTCGAAGCCGGTAACTGCCTTCTGGCGTGTCCTGAGCTTTCGCATGGCTTTCATGTAGATCTGCCGCGCCCGTTCGGTAGTGCAGTCCAACTGCTTGCCAACATCTTGGAAAGTCTCGTTCTCCAGCACCACAAGCCGCACC